CGTTTCTTCATTGCAAGCAACTGGCTCTTGGCTGTCTCATCGAGTGAGCTACCCTGACCGAAGCGATGATTGCGTCGTCTTTCGATCTCATTGTTAGCCCATATCAATCCGCATTTCACACTGCAGAAGTTGCCAAACTTCATGATGTATTTACCAGTGTAACATTCAGTTACATAGTAAACCTTGCCATCATCTGAGTTACGTGGGGTTTCTTTTTTGATCGGTAGATTCCCACGATATTTTTCTCCAGGCTTTGTGCCATAGAATGTTTTCTTCTCAGCTTGTGCTGGTCGCTGACAATTATAGCAACGCACTTTGTGAGATATAATTTTAGGATTAGATTGATCATCGTGTCGCATTAAGATTACTCCCTTGATAAAGATACCAAGCTACACCAGCCATCATAGCATCGGCAAGCTTGTAGTATGTTCTTGATCGGTTATGTTTCAAACAGCAGACTTCATACATAGGTTTTTTGTTTTCGTCATAGGTATCCCATATTTGAATGTCACCATCTTTCTTTAGTCTGTAATATTCAACACTCGTTAACTCACTATCATACATACAATCCACACCATAGTGCTTATATATTTCAAATAGCTTTAACATAGTCTCCTCCTTTTTAATTATGTTAGTCCGAAGAACACATGGCTTTCCAAGCGTCAAGGTCGGCGAAGCCGCCGAAGGGAAACCTTTACGCGAGATGGAAAGACCTGTGTTATCGGAAAACATTTTCATTGACGTTTATTTTGTTTCATTTGGTCATAAGTCGTGAAGCAATCTCGCGCCAACACCTTGTCTTCCCATTGGATCGCCGAAGGTGATTAGTTAGCGCGATAGCATATATTCCGCGAAGCGCAGATTAGACACTGTCAGGCTGGCAGTTAGGGGTGTGGCATTGGGAGCCTGACAGTGTGCAACTCCCAGCCGACGAAGGAGGCTGGGAGTTGTGACAAGTTTAGATTGCGAACAACAATACTGTCAGTAGAATTAGACTCATGAAGATCAAGAAACCTGATAAGGTATCAAGTATTTTCCAGAGTATAGATTTGTTTTGACGATCATATCTTTTGTACATTATTCTGATCCTTTCTTTGGGCAGTGAATGATATTACTTAGGAAGTCTCCAAAGTGTTCAACGATTGAACCGACAGAGTTTCCAAGTCCGAGAGCTTCATAGGTTGTGTTGCCATTTTCATCTTGGTCAACTATGTACTCTCTGAATTTTTTGTAGTGTGATTTGTGAGCATTGAGAGTGAGAATATATCTCAAGGCTTCTGTGAATCTTGGTTCGATGTATGCAAGATCTTCATCCGTTGCGAAACCTTTCGAACCGATTTGGTTATCCATTGATTTGAGTGCAAACATGCAGTCTTCTAGGTTTGCAATTGCTTCAGCATAATTTGTTTCTGATATATACATTTGTAACTCCTTGATTAGTAGAGCCGACTCCGAAGAGCCGACTCTTGTTGATGTAACCTACAGTTCTAGTTCTGTAGATGCTTGAGCTTTGAGACCAAGAGTCTTTTTGATCTCGTTAGCTCTTGCAGTTTGATCTTCCTTTACCTTAGTGGCAAAGTGTTGCTCAACCTTTTTGATAGTCTCAGGCTTGATGTAGATGTCACCGTCATTTAGTTTCATGTACCATGACTCTATCCAAGCTTGAAACATCTTCATCTTTACAACTGTCTCTGAGTTGTAGTTGATGCGATCCTGTCTGTGATTAGCTTGAATATCATCTAGTTTATCATCAGCCAATGACTCGTCCAGATTGCTCTGATCTTTCATGATCATCTGCTCAAGTCCAGTGATGGAGTTATAATTATCCATGCCAGTTGAGTTCCATAGATACTTTGGAAGTAATCTTTTGAAGCCATACTGTCCGATTGGAACCATCTCGTCAGACTCGATGTACTCGTCATCGCCAATGCGCTTCTTGTGAACATGAGTCTTTTTACCAGCTGGATCTGCATCAACATCGAACTGAAGATCATGTGGATTGTACCATTGACCCTCTCCTTCAAAGAACCATTCGATGTGTGCAAGCGACTTACCGATGTCCATCTCACCGAACTGCTGATCCAGATCTTTCTTGGATTTATGCATCTTACTTATCGATGGAGATATGAACTTGGTACGAAAACTAGACAATTGAGAAGTACCAAACCTCAAGAGCTTTTCACATTCAGTTACAATTTTAGATAGATTAGACATTACTGTCTCCTTTCAAGTTAAGTTAAAATTTGATAATACGTACACTATTTAATCAAAAACAATGACCAATCCAGAACGAGAACCGATGGCTTGTACAAGGATGCCGACAAGGGAAAAGCGAGGAGACAAATCTACCTGTCGAGGAGTATTTTCCAAACAGGTCTTAGGTATGGTTGGTTCGGTAAAAGACCTGTTTCTGTGTCGGCATGGCGCTTGCGCCACAAAGGAAAATCTCCCAGAATGATCAGGCGGCACACCAGCAATAGTTGTGCGTAGAAAGAGTTCGTTCCGCTGTGCCGAGAACCAACAGCATCATTTTCCGCAGTCCTTGTGCAAGACACCCCTTTTGGGGTCTTGATCGGTTTTCGTTATGGGGAAGCGCATAGCGTAAAGCGTTGTTGCGCTGGGCAATTGGTGGGTCTTTTTTTTATTGATTTATAGATGAGTCGTTAGGTGAGTAAAGGCTGGTTCTTCACAGTCTTTACTTGCCGACCTCTTTTGAGCCACCCTTCAATGTGCGTCTATCATGCACATTGGGAAACGTAGTTTCGATGCGACCACAGAAGCAAATCATAAGGGTGGTGAATTAGAGGGAACGGTGGACGTTAAGAACTGATACGGACAGAGCCATGTGGATGGTAGGCATGTCGTCTTCATCATGCCTTGCGTCCACATACAGCGGCATCTTGTCTGAATGATAAAACTTTTCAGTCTGAAGTTTTTCGACTGCCGTTCGAGTACGGCATCGCATTATCAATGCAATTGATTCGTGGTGTGCTGACGAGACAGCACGTCCGATACAGCGCGATAGAGAGTGAGCATTACAGCGTATTTTACTGGCTCCAGCCAGCTTGAACACTAGTGTTTAAAATACGATGGGATGTCACTCTTTTTGTAGAATATGAAATTAATGTATTGACAAGTAGACAGAAAATACGGCACAGTTGACGGCATGACACTTGTGAAGATAACCGAGAAACAGAAGAAGCTGGTTGATACGTTAGTAGCAAAAGGATGCAGTATCAAACAGGCAAGTGATGAAGCTGGATATGCAAAGGGTGAATCAGGTAGAGTAACTGCTAGCAAGGCTTTGAGAACACCACATGTGCAACAGTATATGATGCAAGCAATAGCAGATAACATGAGCATAAATGCTACGAAAGCGTTGAATAAGATAGTGCAACTATCAAGCAATGCTAAGTCTGAGTACGTTAGCCTTGAAGCTAGTAAAGATTTGCTTGATCGTGCTGGGTTCAAAGCACCAGATAAGGTAATGCATAGCCATGTTGGTAATGTCAATGTAAAGATTGATTTGTCTTGATGCTTCTCTGTATACCATACGAGCTAGTGAAAGTATTTGCTTGTGACGCTTGCGGAGCGCGCAAATACACAGATATATATTGTCGTTGGCTTGCAATATCCTACTAACGCAGTGGGGGGTAAAAATTGGCAAGCCAATGACACGTAATGGTCTTGCCCTCACATTATTCTTGAAAAAAGCTCGTTATTGTTTTAAGGCTAAAAGAAAAGGAGCATGAGTATGAGAGTTGGGGTTATGGTAGCTGGTCTACTTAAAAAGTTATTGCAAACAAAACAGAACGTAGATAGTCTTTCTGAAGAGGAGATTGTTCATGGCAAAGACACCACTGTGGCAACGCAAGGGAGGAAAGAATCCAAAGGGAGGGCTAAACGCGGCAGGAAGAGCGTCAGCTCGAAAACAAGGAATGAATCTCAAAGCACCAGTAAAGTCAGGAGACAATCCTCGAAGAGCAAGCTTCCTAGCAAGAATGGGAAACATGAAAGGACCGGAGAGAGACTCAAAGGGAAAACCGACAAGACTTCTTCTAAGTCTAAGAGCATGGGGAGCAAGTAGCAAAGCTGATGCTCGAGCGAAAGCAAAGGCTATTAGTAAACGCAACAAAGCAAAGAAAGGTAAATCATGAAGACAATGGGTTCTATTCGAGAAAAGAAGAATGGTAATGGTTTAACTGCCAAGCAAAAGACTTTACCAAAAGACCTTCAAGAAAAAATTATGAAGTCAAAGAAGAAAAAGAAACCTTTATATAAGGCATAGGTCATGGCAGTTAATGCGGCTGGTAACTATACCAAACCAAAGATGCGTAAAGCTTTATTTAACTCAATAAAAAATAGAGCTGTTCAAGGTACGGCGGCTGGCAAATGGTCAGCGCGAAAAGCACAACTCCTGGCTAAACTTTATAAGAAGCGTGGTGGTGGATATACCTAATGAAGAAGTCACAGAGAAGCTTAAAGGCTTGGGGAGAACAAGACTGGCAAACGAAAAGTGGCAAGAAGTCTTCCGTGACTGGGGAAAGATATCTACCAAAGAAAGCAATTCAAGCTCTTACAGCAGAAGAGTACGCACGAACCACAGCAGAGAAAAGAAAAGCAAAGAAGAAAGGGAAACAATTTTCTTCTCAACCAAAAGCGATTGCAAAAAAGACAGCACTCTATAGGAAGTTCAGTTGACCTTTATAAACAAACTTAAACCAGAAGAGCATAGAGCTTTAAGACAAAGAGTAAAAAAGATTCACTTTCAATACTTTGATGAGAAGCACGGAGCTTCATTCGTCACTAATAAAATGTTAGATAATATTATCGAGAACTTAGGTGAGAAGGTAGCCCAGCAAATGATTAAACAAGCTGTGGATAATGACCGACTTTAATTATAAACCTGATGGTGATGTACTCAAAAAATTTATGAAGGACGATAGTTTCTTCCGAGGTATTCGTGGTCCAGTTGGTTCTGGTAAATCTGTTGGATGCTGTGTTGAGTTATTCCGAAGAGCATTAGAACAGAAACCAAATGATGATGGAGTTCGGAAATCTCGATGGGCTGTTATCCGAAACACCAATCCCCAGCTAAGAACTACAACAATCAAGACATGGTTAGACTGGTTTCCAGAATCAGACTGGGGTAACTTTCACTGGTCTGTTCCTTACACTCACCACATAAAAGTAAATGATCTAGACCTCGAAGTAATTTTTTTAGCGTTAGATAGACCAGAAGATGTAAAGAAGTTGTTGTCATTAGAACTTACTGGTATCTGGATAAACGAAGCAAGAGAAATACCAAAGAGTATAGTTGATGCGTGTACTATGCGTGTTGGTCGATATCCAAGTATGCGAGAGGGTGGTGCTAGTTGGTCTGGTGTTATCTGTGATACTAACGCACCAGAAGAAGATCATTGGTGGGCTATCATGTCAGGTGAAGTTCCCATCCCTGATCATATTCCTCGAGAGCAAGCAACCATGTTAGTTAAGCCTGACAACTGGAGATTCTTTGCACAGCCTCCAGCTATGAAAGAACATATTAATGATAGAAAAGAAGTAACTTCTTATTCTCTGAATAAAGATGCAGAGAACCGAAAAAATATTTTAGAAACATATTATCCTAATTTGATAAGAGGTAAGACTAAGAACTGGATAGATGTTTATGTAATGAATAGGTTAGGATTGATTCAGGAGGGTAAGCCAGTTTATCCTGACTTTCTTTCTGAAACTCATATAGCTGATGAAGAGATTCCAGTTGCTGTTGGTATACCACTATATGTTGGGATTGACTTTGGCTTGACTCCTTCTGCTGTCTTTGGTCAGAAGGTAAGAGGTCGATGGTTGGTTCAAGCTGAGATTGTTGCTGTTGATATGGGTGTTGTTCGTTTTGCTGAGTTACTGCGGCAAGAGATTGCAACACGATTCAATGGTCTTGATGTTTATATTTATGGTGATCCAGCTGGTGACTTCCGAGCGCAGACAGATGAATCAACTCCTTTTCAAATACTAAGAGGAGCTGGATTGAAAGCTGTGCCAGCTCCCAGTAATAGTGTTGACCTAAGATTAGAATCTGTTTCTTCTCAACTAACTAAGATGGCAGAGGGACTGCCAGCTTTTATGATAGATAGAAGATGTGTAACATTAATTAAAGGTTTTCAAGGTGGCTACTGTTATAGACGTATGCAAGTATCTGGAGAAAGATATGACGATAAACCTGAGAAAAATATGTATTCTCACATCCATGATGCCTTGCAATATATGATGTTAGGTGCTGGTGAAGGACGCAGTTTGATGTCTGGACAGAAACCAGTCAAAGCTTTCAATGCAAGAAAAGGCTTTGATATTTTTAGAAGATCGCCTAATAATAGGAAAAGTACCTCATTTTGGAATAGACTATAAGGAGATTCGGTATGTGTTTTGGTGGTGGTGGTAGTAGTCAACCTGAGAAAACAAGTCCAGTTGTTGACCAAGAACAAAAAGAAAAAGAGAAAGAAGAAAAGAAACGAACTATCGAACGGCGGCAAGAAGAAAAAGAACGCACTATTGCACAAGAGCAACCAATAAAAACATCACTCACTTATGAGACTGGACCAAAGACTGGTCAGTCAGTTATGCGTGGTAGTAGAGGTCGCAGAGCATTATATACTTCTGCTCGAGGTGGTATTGGATACAGAAGTCCAATGAGTGGTGGAGGAATGTACGGCTAATGAAAGAAGATGAAGAGATAATAAATTCCTATCTGAAAAAATACGAGAGAGCAAAATCAGTAAGACAAAGATGGGAAAGTCTCTTTGATGAGTGCTATGAGTTTGCTTTGCCTATGCGACAAACCTTTGGCACAAATAGTATTGGTGAAAGAAGAGATGATAAAATTTTTGATGAGACTGCTGTTGTTGGTGTTCAGGAATTTGCATCAAGACTTCAAGCTGGTCTAGTTCCAAACTTTGCTCGATGGGCTGACTTTACTGCTGGGAGTGAGATACCAAAAGAACAAAGAGATACTATAAATAATGAACTTGAAGAGGTAACTGATTATGTCTTTGAGGTTATTCAGAACTCAAACTTCGGTCAGGAAGTTCATGAATCGTTTATGGATTTGGCAATCGGTACTGGTGTTCTTCATGTCGAGGAGGGCGATGCTATTAATCCTATTAACTTTACAGCTCTGCCTCTTCCTCATGTTGTATTGGATGTTGGTCCTGACGATAGGATTGATCATGTATATAGAGAGAGGGATATTCGGTACTCTGATATAATGGTTCTTTATCCTAAAGCAACAATCAATTCTCGATTACAATCTGTTATGACTGCTAATCCAGAAGGTAGAACAAAGGTATTAGAAATAATATGTAAAGATTATTCTAAACTAAATGAGGATGCATACTTCTGTATTATCTTTGATATAAACACAAAGTGTATGTTGAAGTATGAAACCTTTAAAGGTACTGGAAGTAATCCTTTTATTTGTTTCCGTTGGAGCAAAGACCCCGGCGCGATCTATGGTCGAGGTCCACTTATCAATGCATTGAGTGCAATCAAAACTACTAATCTAACAATCGAACTGATATTAGAAAATGCACAGATGGCTATATCTGGTGTGTATCAAATGGATGATGATGGTGTTATCAATCCAGATACAATTAATCTAGTGCCTGGAACTGTAATACCTAAAGCACCAAACTCTGCTGGACTGCAACCAGTTCAAGCCGCTGGATCATTTGATGTTGCTAATATTATTCTTTCTGATATGCGACTAAATATTAAAAGAGCATTGTATAATGATATGCTAGGTAATCCAGATCGAACACCAGCAAGTGCAACAGAGATAGCAGAACGTATGGCAGATTTATCAAGACGAATTGGTTCTGCGTTCGGTCGATTACAAGCTGAGTTAGTACAGCCAGTTCTTCAGCGTGTTGTATACATATTGAAGAAGCAAGGACGTATTAACATACCAACAATCAATGGTAGGTCAGTCAAGGTTCGTTCTGTTTCACCACTTTCGCAAGCACAATCTAATCAGGATATTACATCTATCAATAGATTTTTAGAAATGATTGGAGTGCGATTTGGACCAGAGCTAACTAATGTTCTCATTAATTCAGAAGAGACAGCAATATATTTAGCAAAGAAGTTTGGTATACCAGAGTATCTTCTTAGAGATTTAGAAGAACGTAAACAGATAATAGCTATGGCTCAACAACTTCAACAACAACAAGCAATGATGCAACAACAAGGAACTATGGATGAACAAACTCAGCAATAACATATCAAGTCTCGATGGATATCCTAGAGATAAGGTTGACGATCAAAACATATCTTTAAATTTTGTTTCTCTGTTTAGCTCACCAGCTGGAGCAGAAGTATTAAAATATTTACGCAGTGTAACAATAGAAGCTGTACATGGGTCAGCTGTAACTAATGATACACTACGTCATGCAGAAGGTCAGCGATATATTGTTGGCTTAATTGAAAGACGTATACAACATGGACATAAGGTAAAATCAAATGAGTGAAGAACAAACACAAGAAGCACAACCACAAGAAGAACAACAGACTATTGAAGTACCTCAAGAGTATGCTGATGAAAGACCGAAATGGTTGCCTGAAAAGTTTAAGACTCCTGA